CCAGCAAAGTATATTTGTTGCATACTTGGCATTTGTTCATAAAACTGATTCCAAAAAATTTCATTTTGTTTATGCCAATTATAACTACTTCCATTTGTGCTACCTTTGTTTTCCCATTGCATAATTTCTTTTAATGATTCATTTTTTACAGCAGGAAATATTTTTTTGTAATCTTTAATCCAACCCGAACTATCATGAGGTGAACACATAACACATGCAAGTTGACATTTAGTGCCAAATCTCAAATCAATATATGCTAAATTTGGAGGCACACTGCCATCGTGATTTGTTTCCTGTAATATTTTATCTACATCAACACGTTGACTCCAATAATGTGTTTCCCACATACGTTTACTTCTATGTCCAGCTTCTTCTTCTTTGTAACATTTTAAACAACTAGGAGGTTTTTCTCCATTTAACATTTGCTTACGAACATTCTTCATATAATCACTGTTCCAAGCAGTTTGGAAATCACTTACATTTAAATTATTAGGACGTCCTTCATCATCTTTGAGTATTCCTACTTGTCCACCATGCTCTTTGTCATTAGTCGGACCTACTGAACTTGCATTAGCTGTGCAACAAACTCTCATGCTGCCGTCTGGTCTTGTGCTTAGATGCACCCAAGGCAGTAAACAAAACGTATCTGACGGATATTTTACTTCGCTCATACTATACTTACCGTTATAATTTCAATAATCTCTTGACATCTGGATACAGATGCTTGTATATTTGTGCATGTCCTGCTTCGTTTAAATGCGGAGCATCGTCTACAGCATATCTACGAAAGGATTTTCCAAGCCAATCTTCTACACAACCTTTAAAATTACTTTCAAATTTGAAACTTGATCTTGCTATTGTTCCATGCCAACCAAACATAAGAACATTTTCAATACCATATCTAGCATTGAATAAATCTATAGTTTGTTGCACTTGCCAATGGTGTTGATTATTTTCACACATACAAAGAATAGTATTCATATCTAAGCCATGTTTGTTTTTTAGTTGTTTCATATATTCAACAATCCAATCTCTTTTATCATCATATGTCATCCAAGATTGCAAGGCAACCAAATCTGTCTGATTATACTGATCTGTATATTCACCTTGTGTATAAAAATAATTTCTTTTTTGTATAATTTCTAATGGATTGTAGCGCAAATACTTAGATGAAAAATATATATTTCTTTCTAAATGTGTAATTTGCCATATTATTTTATCAAATTTTATTTTATATTTTTCTTCAGTATTTTTTATTTTATAGTAAGCAGTAGCATTACTATCTCCGCATATTGACAAATCAAACACATTATATTCTTGATTATTTTTTGCAATTAATGCAGGATAACTTGCTCCAAAACACTTTCCATCAGTATAATGAGAATAGCTGCATCCTACTATTGCTATATTTTTTAATTTTCTATTTAACATAATTTATCTCATTATGATATGCTTTATTTTTTGCACATGTTTTTATGCATCGATTAAAATGTAATGGATGATCAGGATCCCAGCTATCTGCTAATAATTTTTTATACCAACTGTGCTGTTTGATAGTATGTATACTATGTTTATGTAGACTGTTCCACTCTGGTTCAAACTGGTTAAGTTTATCTACAATACCTTCTCTATTTTTAAAAGCACTGTCATATAAAAAACAACATGGCCACATTGTAAGATCACTTGCAATAAATATTTCATCTTCGTGTATATATTTACAAACAATACTATCTAACATTGCTTGTTTAGCAGAATTATCTATTTTATTATGCTTATGATCATTTATGAAAGTATCAATTTCTTTCATAACTTCTTTTTTACTGTGTTCTATCTTAGTTGTAGTAATAACTTTTTTTGTTTTTTTATTTTTTTTTCCTATTTGAGCTATCCATTGATGATAGCTGTTACGCATACCTGTTCTTGTTGCAAAATTAAAATCTAATTCATACGCATGATTTTTTGCTGTTTCTAATTCATATTCATTGTGATCAAAAACTATATAAATCCATGTAGCATGTTGCGGAGGTGCTGTATCTGCAAATGCTTCCATATTACGTTCTACAACTTTCCATTTAGTGTTAACACGATATATATGGTTTGTTTCTTTATGACCATCTGCACAAAAATGTATATGAACTAGTCCTGGATGCTTATATGCAATGCTTCCTAATTGACGCCACCAATCAGGACTATTGTATCCTCCATTAGTGCTTACTTCTACATAACCATTATTGTCTGTCAAATACTCAGCCATACTCAAAAAGTCTGGATTTACAATAGGGTCACCTAACACACCACAAAATTTAAATTGATTATCGTTTACATCTAATGGCGGAAAAATACGTTTAAGATCTTGTAATGTAAAACTGTTAATTTGCAAGATATCTTGATTCAAAGTCCTAGCACAACCAGGACACGATGCATTACAGTCACTTGTGATCTCCAATTCAATTTTCATTTGAATTGTTCCGCAAATGGATCAAATTCTTTGCCACACTTCATGCTGCAAACTTTTAGTTTGCCGTCTGCACAACTGTTTTTGTTCCAACTGTTTTCTATGTTATTAAATATTCCTGTTTCAAAGACTTTTCGTAATCCATGCTTCTTTGCACTTATTTCTTCTTTGCCACCAACTCCATCTATAAAGTCCCAAACTTGTTCTACTTTTGGATCTCTATGCCACCACTTATACATGCGACCTGCTGTCCAACAACACGGCATAGCTAAACCTTCAGCTGTTATAAACAAGCCGCCTTCATCTTTTACTTTACAATGTATTTCAGCACGATCATAATATGTATCTATACTTCCGTGTTTTTTTGTAACTTTGTCGTATTCTTTTATTGCTTTATTCAAATACTTTGCATCAGGTTTTTTAAGTTCTTGTGTTTTTTTGCCTTTACGATTGACTGCTTGATGTGATTCTTTTTTTTGGCTTTTTGCATTAACAAATCTACCTGTTTTCTTTTTCATAAATTTTTCACAGCCCCATTCATTAGCAAGGCGTTCAGCTTCTTCAACTTGATGTTGGTTATGTTCAAAAATTAAAAAATCCCAACGTGCTCTACCTCCTGCTGAAATGAATGCTCGCATATTACGTTCTACATTATTCCAGACAACACCTTGACGATATAAATGGTTAGTATCGGCAAGACCGTCCACACTAAAAATAACAGCACCCATCCTTCCCAAGACTTGGGCCAATTCTCTCCACCATTGTTCATTTTTTGCTCCTGCGTTTGTATTCATACTTAGCCACATATCTTTGTTGTGTTCTCTAAAGTAACGGAATATTTCTAATGTATCTCTTGCAACAATAGGATCTCCTAAGTTTCCACACATATACATTGTTTTTAATTGTTTTATAAATTCAGGTTCAAAGATACGTTTGCAATCATCTATTGTAAGTTCACTCAGATCAATATGTGGATTAAGATCGCCTCCGTTTTGATTACGGTCACACATTGGACAACTGGCTTGACAGTTTTGTGTATTTTCCAAATGTATAACACGTATATCTTCGTATCTATACATTTAAATGATCCTTTAGATTTTTACGCAATTCGTTTTTAGATCTTTCTTCATTATACACTTGTCTGTTATGCAGTAAATAGGATTTCATATTTACACGTAATTCTTTTAAGTTTTGTTTTGTTAATGTTTTTAAATTATCAATTATTATTTTAATCTTATCGTCTAACGGTAAATCTTTATCATAATCTTCATTCCAAAATTCACTAAATGTTTTATATCCTCTACGTTGTAGATCAGCAAGCATGCCAGGATTACCTAACACCATAAAAGGCATTCCTAAAGCAATTGGTTTGTATATTTTTTCTGTAAAAAACATATTATCTGAATCAACATTGGTTTCAACAACTAACCATAAAAAACTTTGGGTGCAAGCTCGATATGGGACTGTCTTAATTCTTTTTCCTGACGTTTTATTTAACGAATCTAAAACATCCCATTGAATTTTATCAATACGTGTTTCATTATGTTTTTTATATTCTAAAACTTGTCCGTATACATCATGACATGTGTTATATCCTATAGAATGCAAATTATTTTCAATCAATGCATCTAACATTTTACATCTATGATAATGTGCAGCATTATTTAAATTTATATATAATTTTCTATCAGTAAATGATATTGGGTTACCGTGATCAATAAACTTATGAATACCTGTATCAGTGTATATACCATCTGCATATCTTTTATTCGGATTGATACCTATTATATCTATGTCAAAATGTTTTTTTAATTCATCTACACTATCTATAAAATGTTGTGAACTTTCAAAAGGATCAACTATTGCTAATGTTGCAAATTTGAACATTTCTGCATAATCTTCTACAAACTGTTTTGCAACTTCAACAAAATGTTTTGCTGTATACAACGCTTCATCTTGGTGTATATAACACATAGGAACAATATATTTTTCTCCTTTGTTACAAGAAGTGGTTGTTTCAATTTTGTCAGCGCATGACCAAAAATTAAAAACAGACTTTGGATAGCTATCCCACGTGCTATGATTCTCTATTAATAAATTTATATCGAGATTGTTGTAAGTAGGACTTAGAATATACTGTCTTTCATCAATTATTTTGAATGTTATCATAAACTAACTTAACATCCTTTCCTGGCCCTACCTTGCTTGGCAAATCTCCATATTGCTCAATATACCAATGTATAACAGCAATATACCAATTCCAACTGTTATGATGTGCTTCTTTGTTAAACATGTGAATATTATTATTTGTAGCTTGAATTGTGCTAAGTGCTCTTGCACTTTCAACTTGTAACTGCCTTGGTGTAAATTTACTTATATCCAATTCTCATAAACCTTTTGTATTGTCCTAAATCAAGCTCACCACTATATAATTCAGTTTCAAGAGGAGTTTGATTTGCAAAACTTTCTAAGTCTTTGTGTGTATTGACATGTTCTTCAATTTGTTCAAAATCATTACATTGCATGGCAACTAGTTTACCTTCAGGTATTTTGTTATACCATTCATTAAAATTATTTATATGTTCACAACTTGTATTAATTATTGTATCAGGTATATCCCACAAAACTTCAAAGTCTCCTCCGTCTTTTTGCACAACATATGAATGCTCATCAAAGTTAATCAAGTGAATATCTTGGACAACTGGTTTAAATTTCCATCCGTTCATTACCCAAGGCTTGTTAAATATTTCAGCAATTTTTTCTGTATTAATATCTATATCAAAACTTCTGATCTTTTCAACACTTATTCCTGCTTCAAAAATCATTGTAGCTAATGTCCCATACCAGCCAGCACATAAAAATACAACACCTAAATCTACACTTATTTTTTTTAATTCATCTACTAGCCATAGTTTACTTTGTAATTGTCCTCGACTTAGACAGTCCTCATCAAATTCAATTTCTTCTATATACATATATTTTAACGCATCTACAAACTGAGTGTCATTAAACTCTTTGAGTATAGGATATAATGACCATTGATTATCATTAAGAATAACTTTGCGTAAATCTTCAAAATCCAACAATCTAAATATACTGTGTAAATTATCTTCTGTTACTGCTTTACGTAAATCTTCAAATTTAGGAGGTAACATTCTAAAAATACTGTGCAAATTTTGCTCTACTACTGCCTTACGAAAATCTTCTACTGTTCCTATTACTCTTGTATCTTCTGTCAATCTAAATATACTGTGTATATTTTTTTCAATAATTGCTTTCCTTAATTCATCATCAGCATTACATATTTTAAATATACTTGTTAAATCTCTATCTATATAAGCTCGACGCAAATCCGCAAATCGTGTGTCGCTAGGATATAGCAATTCAAATCTATCTAATATCTTATAAGTTTCCATTGAACTGTTCCTTGAGCCATTCGAAATCATTTATAAGTTTTAATGCTTGTGGGTTGGTTGCATTTCTTGCACCATATAATGCACCTTCTTTAGCTCCTTTGATTGCAAATTCTCCAAACGGTTTATCTTTGCCTCTACTACACCATATTTTAAGTCTTTGATCTGTTTCGCCATCTTTTTGTCTATCAATTATTTTACTACTTAGTTTGCAACATTCTCTAAATGCACTTTTCCATGTTTCAAATTCTCCTGTGTTGAATCCTGTAACATTACTAATATGTTTTACTGCAATAAATTTATCACTTATACTTGTAGTCATATCTGGCTTACTTGTATCCATGTTTAGTGTTAATTCTCTTGGAAACAACTTTACTCCGCCATAACCATATACTAATCCATTCACTGGATTTTTGCTTCTCCATACATGCACATGTGAATATTGCCAAGCAGGCACTTGATAGTTGAATTCAAAGTCATCTACTATTGTTGCATCACCGTCGACTATCCAAACCATTGGAGTATCACATAACTTTGCAGCCTCAATATGTGCTTGATGTATGCCTTTGACACCATGTATACGCTTTGCATTAGGTGCTTTTTTCTTTAAATTTTCAAAGTTTTTATCAGCATCTGGCTCTTGATAACTTATAAAAACAACATCATATGGTTTGGGTGTGCTTACTAATTGGTTGTGTTCTTTTTTGCCAGCAATAAATCTAAACGTATATTCTCTTTCACTTATTGGATGTAACTTACTACAAAGCATTATTCCATCGTGGTAATCTCCATTTAAAAATATATGATTGATACGTCTATCAAACATGTTATGATGAGAAAAATAATGATCAAATGTAAAATCAGGGTGAATATCAACTGTGCTTGGAACAATATAAAATAAATCAAATTGTGTTTGTTTTATTGCATTCAAATATTCTTGATATGTATCAGCATAGAATATTTGATATTTTGCAGGTTTACTAGCAACAATATCTATTTTTTTATGAGATACATAAAATCTACTTCTAGTTTCTTTTACAGAATAATTATGGTTTTTTGGCAAAAGTGCAATACCATCATAAGATTCACCGTTTAGAAATACGTGTGCAACATCCTTACTCCATTCGTCAGGAACAAAGTCAAATAAGAAGTTTTCTGAAATTTCTGTGTCTGGATACACTATCCAAAAACATTCTGTCAAACTTTTTGTTGTAGCCTGTTCTACAGTATCCATACATTTTATTGTAGGAAAATTTTCTTTGAAGTTTTGCCATTGCTGGTCAGATTTAGATCCAATATAAAAAATATCATACATACTGTAATTATACTAAAATGTATCTATGTTGTCAAGAATAGATTTCTGATAAATACTTTACACAAGGAGTTCCTATGGCAGATTTTATACCCGGTGAAAGTTACAGATTAGACGTAGTTGGTGCAGACGGCGATGTGCTCGTTGACAGCTGGACAAGTCAAATCAAAGCAAGTGTTTTATCAAAAGCAGGCGCATTACAAGTTGATGTAGATACTGGAAAAGTATTTGGTCCACTTATTGGAGACATTGAAGATATTGACGGCACTGTAATATTTGATGCTTCTTTAAATACTTTCAAAAGTAACCTTATCGGAGAAGTTAGAGATAAAGACGGTAATGTAATAGTAGATCCAGAATCTTCACTTGTAAATGCAGATCTTGCAGGTAATGTGTTAGATGATTTAGGACAAGTATTAATAGATGCTGAAAGTAGATCAATTGATGCAGATGCAATTTATGGAACATTTTATGGTGACTTGATAGGTAGTGTAACAAGTGATAGCACATTATTTGGCGCATTTAGTGGTGACTTCAACGGTAGCCATTATGGTGATTTTTATGGAGATATTACTGGTAATGTTACAGGTGCTGTCACTGGCGATGTTATTGGTAACATGACTGGTGTTGTTACAGGCAGTCTTATTGGTGAAGTAATGGCAGATGAGAATACATCTCTAATGAGCCCACCTGATGAGAACCATAATCAGCACAACTGGTTAGGAGGAATAGGCCATACCAAACCAGAAGTAGACGGTGATATAGCAAAAGGTCCTATTGTTGTTTTAGGTGATAATAGATCAGAAAGTGCCCTAAGAGGACATGTTCAACATTATGACGGACGTCCTATTGTAATGGCTGATATACAAGGTGATGTTAATTATGTAGCAGACCATTATGGTAAATTCAAAGGTGATCTTTTTAGTAATAGCAACAAACAGTTGATTACATACAGCGAAGGATCAGGGCAACTATCAATAGATTCATATGGAATAATGAGTTTTGTTGCAAACAATGCATTAGGTGACATAGATTTAGCGGCACAATCAATAACATTCAATGTTAAAGGTCCACAGACTGTAAGAGGCTTTAACGGCACATGGAGCAATAAAACAGCATTGCAGCCAGATGATTGTGTATTACAATTTGATGCAGAAGGCTTTGATGGTAACGGTTGGAGGCAAGCCGGTGGCTTTGGTATCTATGTTGCTGATGAACCTATAAACAACACAGCATACAAATCTTACTTTGGAGTTGCGTTATCGGACGGAGCAAACGGCCCTGCCGCAAATGAACACAAAGGTTTAATATTTGATAGTAACGGTGTGCTTAGAACACCAATAGCTAAAGTAGGTAGCCATAGTTATGCACAACGTGATAGTATGTTTGCTGAACAAGGTATGATAATATTCAATAGCAGTAGTAACAAATTTGAAGGTTATAATGGCACTGCTTGGGTAGTATTAGGCTAAATTTTAATTAATCTTATTATCCATGCAGGCGGATCTAATTCCCACCAACGTTCTTGATTATTCCATGCTTTACTATTTGCATGATGGTTGTTATGCCAACCTTCTCCTAATGTAATCAAACTAGCAATCCAACTATTACGACTTTCGTCATCTATAGAATGATTTTTATATCCATGTATGTGCGCAATTACAATAATTGCACTTGTGCTATGTAAAACTAAAACTGTAGGTATAGCATATGCAAATATTACTAATAGAGGATTAATTAAAAATAACACAGATACATATGCAATATTAATAAAAAAATAATATTTGTGTGTAAATTTGTAATAAGGATTTTTGCGTATATCCTTTATATATTTTGGATTAATATGTTGTATATTCCAAAAGCCAAACCACGCTCTCCACCATCCAAGTTTGTAAGGGCTATGCACATCTTTGTCTGTATCTGCATGTCCGTGATGTTGTCTGTGAATTGCAGTCCACGCTAACGGACTTCCAATCATTGTTATTGAACCTATAAGTCCTAGTAAGTATTCTAACCATTTATATGTTGTAAAACTCCTATGACTAATTAATCTATGGTATCCTATATTGATTCCAAAGACACCAATAAACCAATAGATTAGCACACTGTATATCAAATATACAGCTGGCACATCATAAAAAATAATCAGACTTACACCAATAACTAATAAGATATGGTTAAGTATTTGTGTAGCTCGAACCAATGTATTATGCATTATAACTCCAGTATATAATATATATCAAAAAATGTCAATGTGGAAAATAGAAATATATAACGGAACACAGAATTTGGAACAATGGTTTCAAGATGCTGCATCCAAAAAATATCATAACAATAGTAGTAAAGAAACTTTATTAGATTATTTGCAAAACGAAGAAGACACAACATTATTCTTATTGTATAATAATGATAGGATTGTAGGAAACTTTGTAACTCATAAACTACGTAGCCTAGGTATACTGGGCGCAAATGCACATAGAATAGCTGCCCGTATGTGTGTAATTAATGATTTTATAGAAGGGCCTAGAAAAATTTCTGGTATGCGTAGCTTGAATAATACAAACTATCACGATCATATTAATCACCAATTTCTTTATGCTGTAGGTATAAAATATTTAGGACTTGATACGCCAATGTATGTTAGCAGCCATCCAAGTAGTGTAGGTAGTCAAAAAATTGTTCATAACAAATATTGTCCTAAATTAAAAGAATTTGGTCTACTTCATGAACCTATTGAATTAGAATATAGAAACCATTTTCAGTTTTTTTGGAAACTAGATACCAATAAATGGTGGAACACGTTTTTACAACAACAATGGCCAGAGAGTAAAGATTGTTTAGATGTATTCTTTGCACAGCTCGAAAAAGTCTGACATTTCAGGAAAAACTTGTTCGTGGTTTACATTTCTTCTACGCCCTTGTTCTTCAAAAAATTTATGAAAATCTCTGCGTCCTTGTATTACTTTATCTAAAGTATATTCTGTTGTATCCATATAATCAACAACACGTCTGAACTTTTCATATTCTATTGTGCTAAATGCATCTTTACGATTATCATCTGTATTTTCTTTTATGAACTGTAAATGATCATGCATATAAGTCATATAATGTTTAGGTAGAATATTGATATCATATTGCAACGGTTCTTTCAAATGCGGTGTATCAAATCCTAATCTTTGCCATCTATGTGTATCAACGTCATTATATTTCCTACGCCATTCTAATATTTTTTCAAGTAATGTGCGGAAAGTTGTTACACTGAAAATATTAAATGTAATCATTAACACCATTGGTGCTTCACAGTTACGCATAAAATAATCTAAGTTACGTTCAAAAACTTCTACGTTTAATCCGTCACGTATATATTCTGCACGTTTGCCCCATGTGTCAATACTTGTAAACATTTTGAAACGTCTAATTTTATTTTGCGAAAGTAAATCATTTACACGATTTGTAAACTTCTCTAACTGTTTTGGTTTGCCTCCTAAGTTACTATTACAGTTTAGTTCTAGTTCAGGCTTTGGATCTGCATCAAGCATATCAAACAACTTGTATGTGCTTTTTTGTATTGTTGGCTCACCACCTGTTATACGTAATATATGTAGTTCTTTACTAAGCTCAGGCCACCAACGCCAAAATGCATCTAAATATGGATTATTATCTTCTTCAAATATATTAAACCAATCAATGTCACATCTATGATTCTTAACCATATCATAAGGACCATGTGATTTTATTTCATTATAAAATCTGCTGCTGGCTTTTGGATGACAGTATCCACAACGAAAGTTACACTCATTACCAAAACTAACTTCTAAGTATTCTGGATTTAC